CTCCTCCACCAGCTAAGTTATCATTCAAGCCTTTCAAAGACTTAAACAGGTCACTGTTGGCTAAAGCGTTATCCTTAAAAATTGATAGTTCTGACATTGTCGTCTCCTTTACATGTCTTCGTCGAAAAGACCGGTCTCATCATCGAGAAAGTCTAATTCTTCTAGGGCGTCTAGTTCTAAGGTGTCTTCGGTATCGGGATCTTTGCCCTCCTCGAAGTCTAGCTCTAATTGCTCCCCACTTTCAACTGCTTCTTCTGAAACAATCTCCGTAGCACCCAATAACAGCAGTGCTTCTTCTACTCTAGGGATCGAAAACCGATACGTACTACCCAACTTAATATAAGTATTTGCGGGTATTTTGTTAGTCTTAGCCCATGAACGTATCGTGCTTATTGACACACGAAAATAACGTGCTACATCTTCAATCGGGACGAATCCCTTAAGTTCATTCATACAATCTCCTTACGATTTTCTAATTGAAACAACATACTCTGAGTCTACGTTCAAGCCTTTCGGTAGTAGGTCAGGATTCTCTTCTAAGAATTGCTTGATGTTCGTCTGGTTCAACGACTTGCTAAGCAGTTCAGGCACTTGATTGTCCACGACAAAGCGATACATAGACTCCCAATCGGATGTCCAGTATTTTGTTCTGGTGGATCGGTAGAAAGTACCGTGGTCTGTCTTAACACTATTGACGTTCTCGGTCTTGCAATAATCAAGTAGCGCCTTCTTGATCTTTTCTTGGTGCTCTACTAACTGTTCATCTTGCGTTTTGAAATCTCTAGCGATCTCGCTACGCTTATCCTTAATTTTCATATAAGCCTTAGTCAGCTTATCGACAGATATTTTTGACATTGTGTTCTCCTTTTCAGCACCGACTTAGTGTCGGGATATTTAGTATAGTGTCGTATGATACCTTAGTCAATTATTTCTTTGTAAAGGTCAATCATTTTTGTGTGTACGTCAATTCTGTTATCAAGTAGTTGGTAAATGTGACGTTCTACTGGACTTCCTTGGAGCTGTATAACCGTACACGGATGTCGTTGCCCCGATCTATGTACCCGAGCGTTGGCTTGTGCATACGTCTCCAATGAAGGTGTCGGTCCCCACCATACCACGGTATCGGCGGCAGTTAGTGTAACCCCATGTGCGGCAGACTGTGGTTGGATAACTAGCACCTCTGGGTCTGTCTGTTCTTGGAACTGCTTAAATATCTCTGTACGTTTGTGTGCAGGTACGTCACCACGAATAACTGCTACGGTCACCCCGTCTTTCTCTAACTTTTCTGTAAGGATATCAATGACATGTTTGAACGGCACAAAGACCAACGCCTTGTTACTCGTCTCGTCGATAACTTCTTTCAGCACCTTGTACCGATGCTTGATATCGAATTCTATTGCCTCACCGTTATCGGTGTACAAAGCACCTGCGGACAGTTGGAGTAGTTTGTTCATGTTAACTGCGGCATTGGCAGACGTGATCTGTTCTTCTGCGGCAATGATTGACATACGCTTGCGTAGTTCTTCGTAATATTTTAATTGTTGTCTGGTCATCTCGACTTCGCGTTTGACGTAAGTCATTTCTGGTAGGTCGAGGCACTGTTCTTTTGTAAAACGAATGGCAGGTTGAAGTGCGTTATGGACGATCTCAGATGCGTTCTCTTTGGGTATCCATCGAAACTGTGTAACCTTAAACATCACCTGATCCCGAAACGCACTAAAGAACCTAGGTACTGCTTTCGGATTAACGAGTTTAGCCAAGCCATAAGCATCAAGCGGACTCTGTGCGGCAGGTGTACCTGTCATCATCCACAACCAAGTATCTGGTTTCAAAAGAGATTGTAATGTCTTCCACCGCTTAGTCTGTGGGTTCTTGTAGTGTGTTGCTTCGTCTACGATGATTAGATCGAACCCACCGTTAGCTATGACATCACGCACGATCTCTACACCATCATAATTTATTATCACGAAGTCACTTTCAGACTGTATTATCTCACTGCGTTTTTTGGCAGAGCCATACGCCACCGAGACTGATCGGTGCATTGCAAACGTAAACAAATCGTTACGCCATGCGGAATCCATAATCGACAACGGGCATATAACTAGGGCGCGTCGGATACGTCCTTGCTTCATTAGAAAGTCTGCCGCCCAAATTGCACTGGCTGTCTTACCTGTGCCCTGCTCATTAAAGCAGAACGACTTTTGGTTAAGAGTGAGGAACGCGGCTGTGTCCTTCTGATGGTCAAATGGTTTGTATTTGCCTGTCCATTCGTAACGTTCTTTGATTGGCGACGGTGCTTTGATATTTAGATTTCTTAAAACTTGCACCTCATCCAACCCCCAATGCACTAACACGTTGTTGTCGGCTAGTTCTTTGCTTTTGGGTATTACAGTCGTTACTTTCTGTGGGTGGCGCAGTCTTAACAACAACGCTTTGTTATCTACGATCTTCAAAACATATTCTCCTTAGTACGACTAATCCCACGAGATCGGCGTCCGTGTTTTATAAGTAGTCCCGCTTCGCTCACCGATGGGACTAGGTCGGCTCTATAGGTCGAATTGAAGTAAAACCCTGAGCTTGCTAGATTTTATTACGTGCATCTAGCCAACACGTAGCCACGGAGGGGCGACTATTTCTTTCTGCTTCTAGGCGGCTTACTTAACGCGCCACCTGCGGCACGGTTCTTGCTTGGGCTTTGTAGACGCACACCGTCACCATTACTACCACCTTTGGAAAGCGGTTTGTTGTGGGCAACATCTTTACCCTTGCGGTCTACACCTTTCTTGTCCATAGCACGTCTAGCTCGTTGTCTTTCCATACGATTGCCGTGCTCACCACGCTCTTTCTGTTGTTCGTACTCTTTCTTGTATGGTCTTGGTTTCTTAGTGTATGGCATTAGTTTCTCCCATTGTGGGGGCACTCAGTTACTACGCAGTGTCGTCGACATAACCCACTCGGGTGTGCGTTCCACACATCGTTCTTAAACGCGGCTTCCATCTGACCATAGTCAGTCAACCACTTACGCCATAACTTTTGTTCGTGTTCTTTGTAGTATGTATCTGTTATGAACTTATTTGCAACTGTAAATAACAGACCTGCCTTAACTATTTCGATCTCAGGAAAGTGTTTAAACAGTGCGAGAGCCATTAGCTCCAACTGACCCTTATCGGCATACTTTGCACTCTTACCTGTCTTGTAGTCAATAACTTTAGCTTTCTTGTTCTCGCGGTCTAGGATCACTAAGTCAGCAATACCACGGAACCACACGTTCTCGTCCTTGAATCCGCATGGCTCTAGGTTCTCAGTAAGTCCCATCTCGTACTCGCACAGCTTCTCACCCTGCATCTCAGAAAGTACTTTAAGTGTAGGCTCCATGTATTTGAAAGCCTCGGGTAAAGGTTTACCATCTCGTATGTATAACTCCGCCGCTTCGTGCGCAACTGTACCGTAGAGCATGGCTTCTGTTTCTGACTCGCTGTAATTCTTCGCTATCTTAAGATGGTAAAACTTCTTAGGACATTGCTCGAAAGACTTTATCCTACTAAACGACCAAGGCGAGATACCGCTCATTCACAATCCCCATAGGTTTTTGCAGTTCCAGATTCACAATTAATGGGCATACCTTCAGCCCACTTAGGTACTGTACGCATACACTGCTCGATATACCCTTGTGCTACAACTACTTCGTCTTCTGGTACACAGCATACAACAGAATCGTGCACAGTCAAAACAACGCGATAGCGTTTTGCTATCAAAAGCATCTGTTCCCCGATTATACACCGAGCTATGCCTTGACACACGTTTTCAGTGACCTTACCACCATATATGTTCACACGACCACGACGTGTCTTGTAGTCAAACTGTAAGCCCTTGTCATTCTGTTCGAACTTCAGGTCTTCGTAGCACATCATTAACCCAGACGGTAACTTTATGCCGTACTTCTCAGGTATCACTTCAATAGATTGTCCTAAGTTGTATTTACGTCCTTGAGTCATGTTGATTAGGGTTTGTTGTGCCTTCTTCCAAAACTGACTTATATGGTTATTCGTTTTCCTGTAGATGTCGATAATCCGACGGGCTTCATCAAGTTCTATATCAAACCCAAACGACTTTAGCTGATCTTGGAATCGTAGGCTACCCATACCATAGCCGCACCCGAGAATTGTCGTCTTACCTACAAAGCGTTGGTCTTTGGTTACCTTGTCTTCTGGCACGTTATAGATAGCAGACGCCATCTTCCTATACACATCTCTACCTTCTTGAAACGCCTCGACTAAATCCTGCTGACCTGCAATCCACGCAAGTACCCTAGCTTCGATCTGTGAGGAGTCGCAGTCCACCAGTACGTAACCGTCAGGTGCAACGATACTTCTCTTCAGTGCCTTACCGTTTGGACCACGGCTTGGTAGGTTCTGTAAGTTAATCTTGTCATCACCACCCCAACGTCCAGTGTGTGCGGCATAGTACCGTACAGGTACAGGTAACTTACCTCGACTAGCTATGTCAATGAACCTCTGCGTGCGGGTCTCTTCTAACGTACTTTTTGTACCCAACCGCGCAGTGGCTAGAGCTTGCACCCTGTCGTCATCGTGTTCGAGTAGCGCAGTGAACTCCTCATCAGTTTTAGCAAGTGCAAGTGTTTCTTTACCTGTGGTCTTGCTGATCTTAGTTGGTGGCGTGACTCCAAGTCCTTTGAGAAGTTCCGCAAACTTATTGTTACTCATAAGTTCTTCTCGTGAAGCGTTCATAGTTTCAAGCAACCGGGCTTTTCTTTCTTTTACTTCGTGTAGATGAGTTTCTAGTAAGTCTTGATCTAACTCTAACACTGGCTCGATAAACATACGAAGTGTTAGGTCTATCAGCTTAAGTTCTTTTGTGGGGAATCCCTTACCCATGATCTTAAATAACTTATAAGTTAACTCGACGTCGTTGACGCAGTAGTCTCCATACTTGTCTAGTTCTGCCTCGCTAAAATCTTTGCGTCGTTTGCCTAGCGCGTTAACAACCTCGTTACCTTTCTCCCCAATCTTGTACCGCTCAACCAGTGCTTTAAGCGACCCCCCTGCGTTGACACCATGTATTGCACGCCCGATGCACAACGTATCAGCCCAAACACGAGGGCGGACATCAAAAAGCCAACTAAGAATAGCCCCATCAAACATAGTGTTGTGAGCGAGTACCATAGAGTCTGCCCAGTTAAACGTATCCAAATAATCCTTGATTTCATCGTGTCTCCCACTCGCCCATTCAGTCGGACCGTTGTTTACTTTTATGCCTACACCTATCACTTCGAACCGAGGGTCGCGTACATACTCCTCAGTGGTCATCTTACTTAATGAAAAGTCCTTATCGTAGTACGTCTCAAAATCAACTGTTATCAAATCCATTATCTTTTATCTCTCTCCACAATGAGTCGTCATACACGTAGTCCGTGTCTTTTACTTTAGCCGTTCGCATGTTCTTAGCTTTCGCCGCCCACATACTAGACTTCATTACACTACCCATTTCGGCATAGCGTTGCGCTAAGTACTCATACCAGTCCAATACACACGGAGCGGATATGAGTTTGTTATTATTCTCACTAACATCTATCTGCGGCTTCACGCATCTGTTCCTCTACTGTTTTAAATTTCCCCTGCTCTTCTTGCAAACGCCTTGCAATCAACTGAGCGTACCCTGCAATGTCCACCCACGAATCGTCATAGTCTGGATCGCCGTTCACAATACGAGATATCTTAGAGCAGATCATATCCAAGGCTTCCCATTGGTCGGGTGCCATCTTAGTGTCTACCTCGTTTGCATACCTGCGGATCATTCGTTTCAAATCTTGGGTGATTAAACCTTGTGTATAAAAGCTACCATATCTCCCCCCACGCTCAGCCAGTATCTTATCTACGTCCATCTCGTATTCTCCTATGTATTGCCATTGACATGATTGAACCTAGCGCACCGCCAAGCCATAAGGGTATTGCTAGTAACATAAAGTACAGAACATCACCACCCTGCACTACTTCATAGGCTTTGAATGTAACCGCACCATACACTCCACACTCAAACACTGACATAACGCCACTTGTCCAGAATACCCATACAGGCTTGTGGTGCATTACATTAAGTTGTTGAAAGGCTTTCGTGGCTACAAAACAAAACTGCGCCACAAACAGTATGATGTAGGTTGTCATCACCACCGTCCAGTTACAATTCGTTTGGATTCAGAGTGTATACCATATAAGTTACTACCAATGTGTGCTACTTTGCCTTCGTCTACCAACTGCTTCAATGCGGTTGCAATCTCTACAGTCTTTAACCTCTTGCCGCCCACGTTAACACTAATTTGTATTTGTGTCTCTGTCTTAACTTCCTGCATACGATTAAGGAATCCATACACGTTTTCTTTTATTGCTTCTTGATACTCACTCATCATGCATTCTCCGTGCACAGTTTATGAAAGCTCTTCC